TTAAGTGTTTGAATAAACTCTTTGTATTTTGTATTAACATACTGAGAATCATAGTCTGCAATTTGTGAAACAATGTCGTCAGATGATTCTGGATAGTTCATAAAAGCAATAACATCATATTTATCAATGTCAATATCATTGTTTATATCAATAAATCTTGCTTCAAATTCATCATCTCTCCAATAATCTAATTCAATTGGGGATGAAGCAAATTCATCAACATAGTTAATTTCTTTCCAATTAAATTCACTGGTTTTTCCAACTTTATGACCAAGTGCATAATGCTCTGTAAAGGCTACAGAATCATTTAGACAGGCAAAATACTTATTTGCAAACTCTCCATACCTAACATATACAACTGCCCCAATTACATCTGTTGGTTTTATTAAATCACTTGGTCTTGTCATAGGAGTTCCAAGACCCTGGAAAACCCAAACTCCATTTTCTCTTGGATCTTTTTGACCAGTAAGAAGAATTCTGTCTCCAGTTTGAACTGAATAATTTCCTATAATTAATTCAGGAAGATATTTTTCTCCAGTATTTCCTGGACCAACGTGTTCTGATGAATAAGCATATCCATCACCGCCTGGACCCCAAGTGGTGCTTGTTATAATGCTATTAGTTTGAACCATTTGTGGATTAAAAATATTTATCCATCTGTCAGCTGCAGTTTTTACTTCTAATTTTTCTGTAAATTGCTTATTTGCTTTATCATAGTTAAATACCTCTCCAGGATGATTAAACAATTGCTTTGAAACATTGTATGTTGAAGTGTCATATGGAGATGATACTGAAACACCATTTTGTTGTTTATCTTGAATATTCCAATAAAGTCTAAGAATCTTTGTTGAATTTGTTGTTACAACTGGTTCATTAATTTTTGCAGTTGCAGTTGCTTTTTCAGGAAGTTTTGGTATTTCTCCAAAACACGTTACAGCAAGAAGTTTAATTTCATTTTGAGTTAAAGGACGTGCTGCTCTAAAAATATAATCAGAAAGAGTTCCAACAAAAGCTTCAGCAGATTTTGCAACTGGTCTTATTTCTTTAACTTGCCCCAAATCAAAGTTTTCAGTTAAAGTATCTTCCCAACCAATTCCCAAATAGCTCATATTGTTAAACCAATAACTATCATCAATTTCATAAGTTCTAACTTCAAGTTTTCCATCTACCCATAATTCAAGGCAAGATTTCTTTTTCTTATCACTCTTATTATCTTTACCAAATCCATCATTTGTTCTATTAAGCACAATGTGGTGATTTTTATCATCAGCAATATTTGTTTTTCCAACAAAAATCTTTTCTTCATTGGTGACTCTATTTTTGTAATAAAAAGCAATTTTTCCATCAATCATTTTAACTTCACCATAATTGCGGTATTGATCAGTGCCACTAAATCTTACATACTTATTATAATCATCCCAAACTGTATAAGATGCATTAGTTTCTTTAGCGTTATCATCGTGATTTTCTCTACTTGAATCTCCATAAGTAGTAAAGTTTAAAACATTATTATTAACTATTGAAGGACCTGATTTATAATTAATATCTTTTACTGTTTCAATACTTGAATAATCTTCTCTTGAAGAAATTGTTCTATTTAAAGTTGAAAACAAAGATTGATTTTGCTTAGTTGTTCTAATTGTTAGTTCGTTAGATCCATAGTAAGATCCTCTAATAGTTCCTTGAGTTGTTGTTCCAACGTCACTTTGTCCACCATCTTGCAAGTATATATAATTTTGTCCATTAAAAATAAGTTGCGGTCTATATTCTGGACCAGTATATGAATATTGCGGTATGTATATTGCTGCAACAGTTTCTCCAGCAGCTCTTGGAACTTCGTCATAAATTCTGCTGTAAAATAGTCCATTTGCAGGACCTGTCCATTGACTTGCAGTTTGTGGATGACTTCTAATAGAGAGTCCCTTTTGTCCAATGCCTGTAAGATTTTTATCACAAGGATAGTGCCAAGTTAAGGCTGTGTTTCTATCTTGTGCTCCTGCAACAGTTCTATAGTTTGGAGTTGTAAACTGTCCTGCGTAAACTAATGAAGACCAATACTCATTAGGTGACTGTTCTGGATCAGCAACTTGCTTTGTTCCAATTGTGTAAAGAGCCTTATAGTAATTCCAAGCAAATATATCTGCTGGTGACTGAGGCTGAATTAAGTGTGCAAGAGTAACAAGCATAGGATCTGCCTGAACATATGCATCAAATCCAATAGTTACTGTTGGATCATTAAACAATACAGAAGAAGTCATTGTTTGTGCAGCAAAGTTTACAGTTGTTTGAATAGATGGATTATTCATAAACATTGATCCAGTCATAACTCCAGGAATATTATCTTCTGCAACAGAAACTAAAGCTTCTCTCATTAACAAAGATGCAGTTGAAAGATCTCCAGTAACGTTTGCAGTACCAGAAACTCCAGGGTCTCTTATTAGCATTGATGCAGTCATTAGGTTTGCTGCAACAGTAAGGTTTACACCCATAACTGGTATTGCTTCAGGAAATAGTGCAGATGCTGTCATTAAGTCTCCAGCATTTGATTCATTTACTGGTGGAACATTTAAGTAAACTAATACTTCTGCGTTATCAGGATAATTAAAATATGCTATATCAAAAGTAGAAGTTGTACTTGAAGAATCAAGCTTTATTGCAAATCCGTGATTGCTATTAGATGTTAAATATTCATAAGCTGTTGTAATGTCAAGAAGTATGTCTGCTCCAGATGAAACATTAAAAACAATTCCATCATCTTGAATTAAAGATTCTGTTGGTCTTGTGTTATAAGTAACGTTGTGTAACTGCCAGTTTGTTGTTAAAGCATAAATATTAAAAGAAGTATTGCTTAAAGCATCTGTTGCTTTAAATTTTAATACAACCTTTACAATTTCAGAAGTATTTAAATCACCAATATCTGGTTTAAATAATAAATAAGGTCCAGTTTTTGATATTGTTGGATAGGAAGGACCAGTTTGTTCTGATTCATTCCATAAATTTGTAGTAGGTGAGGCTGGTGAAACTTCTGCAAATACATACCTTGCATCAGTTGCTGGATCATAATAATCTGTTCTAACCAAAGACCTTGTATGCAACCAAGAATACTCGTGGTCTCCAGATTGTGCAGAAACAGTCATTACATCTGCAGTAACATTTACTGGTGTTGAAAGATCAACAGTTGCATCATTCATTAATGCTGAAGCAGTTAAAAGATCTGCAGGATTAATCTCTGCAATCATTGGAGATGGTGCAGGAAAAAGTGCTGAAGCTGTTGCCAAAGGTGCACTTATATTTACACTTGGAGAAGTAACAGATACAACTGGATCATTAAACAATGCTGACCCTGTTGCTTCATCTGCTGGAGTTTGTCCAAGCAAGAACATATTCCAAAGTTCTAACAAAGCTGTTGATGTATAAACACTATTTGATGCAATGCTTAATTGATCCATCAAAACGTTTACGCTTGTTGATGATCCATATACTCTAAAGTTTGTAAAGGTTCCACTTGGTGCGGTAATTGATGCAGAAGTATCTAAAACTCCATTTATATATAGTTCTACATTTCCAGATGCAAATCTAACAGAAACCATCATAAATCCTGGATTTGCACTACTCCAACCATCTGGAGTATCTAAGAATCCACCACTTACAACTGGAGAGGTTGTTGCATATGACCAATGTTGTTGTGTTGAAGTTAATACAGTAGTTCCACCAGATGTTATTCTTAACTTATTTTGATTAGAAGTTCCAACACCAGTTCCTAAAATTAATAAAGCAAAAGAATTTGATCCATAATTAAATTCAAGCAGGTTTTTGTTTCCACTTACTGCAAATTTAGAAAATTCTATAAAAAAGTTAACTGTAAAATTTGCATTATCTAAATAAGCACCAATTGTTGAGTTTGTGGTTTGAAGAGTTCCAGTTCCATAATTAAGAACACCATTGTTTGAAGCCCACATTCCATAATATGTTTCAGAAATATCAAACATTGCTGGACTATTTGTTTTTGTCCAGGTTGCAGATCCAGCAGATCCAGCATTTGTCATAGTTTCAATTGTTGCGTCTTCAAAATCCCAAAAGTAATCTGGGTTATATTTGTTTAGTGTCCAGTTTTTTAATAACATAATAAAAATAGCCGTATAGCTAAATGCTAACGGCTAACTCCTCATAAAAATTGTTCTCTGGTGTAATTGCAGAAATGCTGTGACCACCTATTGATAATGTTGGAGAAAAGGAGAGGCTGAAGTTATGAGAAGTAAGTACCAAAGATGACCCCAATTGTACTTTCTCAGTCTTTACAGACTTAACTTCAACTGCTTTTGCAGTAAGTGTAATAACACTTGCCTCTACCTTTACATCCATTGTAACCTACTACGCTACCGTGAATTCAACGATACCGTTGGCATCCCAAGTAATAGTGAAGTTACCGCTTGAAGATGACTGATCAGTGCCGAAGTCAACATATCCAATAAGTGGACTTGTTGAGTTAACACCAGTCTGTGCATCATAAACGATTGCATAACGTGCTGTGATTGTGCTTGACGACCAAGTTGTATCTGCTGCATCAAGAACAAGCTTATTAGTTGCTCCTGTGTATGTAGAAGTCTTGGAAGCCAAGGTATTTCCTCCAGCTGTGTATCCAGTTCCAGATACTTCATTAGCTACTGCATCGTCCCAGTAGTCGTGAGTATCTTGGTTTGGAGTGTAAGAAGAGGTAACCAAGGCAACTTTAATTGTATCGGAATCCCAATCAATTTCTTTGTTTAGTGCCTTTGCAATGAAAGACCCATATAGTTTACTTGCCATTACTAATCATCTCCCCTTATGCGGTCTTCTCAACGATAGCGTAAGCACTGGCATCTGCAACAGCAAAGCCTCTACGAACACGAACCTTGAGTTGAACCCCATCTGTATTGAATTGAGCATCACGAGATACTGCAGATTCTACGTTGCTACGAACACCATTAATCATCATTTGACGATTACCAACAATAAGCAATGGATTGCCTGTTGGGTTGGAAGTTGCAGCTGCAGATGTAGCAGCACCATAAGAGACAACTAATGGATAACCAAATAGGCTTCCTGGAGTTGCTGCTGTTGGGTTAGGAAGAACAAGCTGACCTGTTCCGTCTACCATTCCACGAAGGTGACCAAGCATCTTTGGATGAGCAATGAATACAGTGTTAGCTGCATCGAAGTAAGAACCCTGTTCTACAAGAGCAAGAGCATCATTGATATCTGCGAAAGTTAGTGCACCTCCAGTCTGGATTAGCTGATTTGAAGCAGAAGTTGCTACAGACTTGTAAACAGATGTGAATGGTGCAGTATCTGTACCATCAGCAGCAGCTGTTACACCAAGAGCGGCGTTATCAAACTTACGAGCCCAGCGTGAAGCCCATTCGATTTTGTATGTGTTAAGTACGTCAACGAGTGAATCGTTTACGTCTTCTTCGCTGATGTGGAAAATCTTTGCGTACTTACGAGCAGTTAGCAAGATTTCATCAAGTGTTGCTGCAGCTTCTGGAATAGTTCCACCTTCTGCAACGATTTCTGGTGCATCTGCAACAAAGCGTGGAACGCCCTTGGTGCGTGATGCCATTTGCTCTCTACGAGCGAAAGCTTCAACTACAGAGTTTGCTACAGTTGCCTGGATAACTCTGCTGGAATCTTCTTCTGGTATGAAGCCATTAGCTTCGGTTAAGTCAATTCTTGACATTATATTTCTCCTTAGAAATTTTATTTTTATTTAGATTTGAAATAATTGAATCGTCCAATTCAAAAATCGCAAGTCTAAACGTCCATTTAGAATCTTGCGTATTGATTGATTCTATTATATCACGTTTATTTGCCAAGCAGTATTCTTGCTTGTAATTCTGATGCTGAATTTGCTGTTTTTACTGGAGTTGTTACTCCGCCATCAGCTAATCCACCAACAAGAAGTTTTGGATCAAATATTTCTGGAAAATCAGATTTCAAAGATTCAAGTTGTTCATTTAAACCAGTTAACTTAAATTCATCATCAAGACCAATTGTATTAAAATCAAGATACTTCTTAACTCTTTCTACATTTGGTAAACCAGACTTAGTTAACTCTCTTTCAACTTTTTCAATCAATGCTTTTGCTGACCAATCAGTTAGTTGGGCAACAGCTTTTTCCATTTGTTCTCTTATTTGTTCTTTTTCTTCTCTATATTTCTTTGCATCAGATTTAGCTCTGTCCAGAGCATCAAGGACTTTTTTAGGGTCCTCAATGACTGGCTCAGATTCTACTACTTCGTCATTAACTTCTACAATATCATTTTGTTCCATTTTATTTTCCTCTAATTTCCTGCTGTTTGTTCAGCAATAACGTTATTTGTATTCATTCCTTGAGACATTAGTCCAAGATCGCCT